AACCTAGCATTAGATATTGCAAAAGGTCGTGGCATTGAATTAGAAACTGTTGCAAACGCTTTAGGTCGTGCTCAAGATGGAAACACCACAGCTCTTGGCAGATTAGGTCTTGGATTATCAAAGAGCGAACTTGCCACACTTTCATTCACCGAAGTTCAACAGAAACTTTCAGATCTTTATGGTGGAGCAGCAGCTACAAATGCCGAAACATTTCAAGGAAAGATTGATCGCTTAAAAGTTGGATTTGATGAGGCAAAGGAAAGTCTTGGCGTTGCATTACTACCACAGGTTGAAAAGTTTATTGGTTTCTTAAATGAATCTGGCATTCCAGCCCTTAATGCATTTATAGCAGGATTAACTGCAGATGAAGGTTTGACTAATTCTTTGAACGAAAGCCAAAAGGGTGCTGAATCATTTGGTAAAGCGATTGCTGTGGTTGCTGGAATTATTTCAGGATTTATTACATTTGTAAGAGAAGCAATTGGTTTATTGGTTGAGTTTGCAAACCAAGCCATTCGAGTTGTAAATCTAATTAAGCCCGGAGCAGATATTGGATATATTCCAAATCCATCAAAGACTGGCTCAATGCTTGGACAAACCCCATCAGTTCCAAGTTCTAATTTTACCTATGGTGCAGGAAACCCAACTGTTGTAAATAACATTTCGGTTCAGGCAGTTGATAGCGAAGGTGCTGCAAGAGCAGTTGCTAAGGTATTGAATGAGAGTGCATCAAGATCAGTTCCACAGCTCTACAACAGCGGGATTACTAGGGCTCGATAATGACAGTCTGGACACCTGACTGGAAACTAATTGTTGCTGGTGTTGATTACACCGACATTGCCATTAGCGATATTGCGCACCAAGCCGGTCGAGATGATATTTATACTCAACCTAATCCATCTTATTTGCAGGTTGCTTTAGTAGCCTTATCTGGTCAAACCTTGCCTTTTCAAATTAATGATTCTTTGAGCTTGCAAGTTAAAGATAGTTCCGGAACTTATGTAAATTTATTTGGTGGAGATGTTACTGATGTAACTGTTGAGGTTGGTGCAACTGGATCATTGGCAACTGTTGTTAATTACACAATCCTTGCAATGGGTTCATTAGTTAAACTTGCGAAAGAAATCTACAACGACAATCTTTCTCAAGATGAGGATGGCGATCAAATCTATGAATTGCTGTCTAGCGTATTGTTAGCATCATGGAATGATGTTCCAGCAGCTACAACATGGGCAACCTATAACGCAACCGAAACATGGGCAACGACAGGTAATCAAGGTTTAGGCGAAATCGATCAACCAGGGCTTTATACAATGTCGGCTAGATCTGCTGATCCTGATACTGTCTATAACATTGCAAGTTTTATTGCCGATAGCGCATTTGGTTATCTTTATGAAGCACCTAATGGAGATATTGGTTATGCAGATGCAGACCACAGGCAGACTTATTTAATAGCCAATGGTTATGTTGATTTAGATGCGAAGCATGCTTTAGGTCAAGGATTATCAACTATTACAAGATCAGCAGATATCCGCAACGACATTTATATCAATTATGGAAATAATTTTAATAATCAAGAAACCGCAACAAGCCCAGAATCAATTGCACTATATGGTTACAAAGCCGAAAATATCAATTCGGCTATTCATTCAGGTGTAGATGCTCAAGAGGTTGCCGATAGATACATTGCTCAGCGTGCCTTTCCGTTAGCAGCCTTTCAATCAATAACTTTTCCCATAACTAATCCACAAATTGATAACAGCGATCGAGACAACCTTTTAGGTGTGTTTATGGGTCAGCCTTTAAACATTCAAAACCTGCCAACTCAGATCTCAAATGGGGTCTTTGAAGGTTATGTTGAGGGCTGGCGATGGAGCACAAGGTTTAATGAATTGTTCCTAACTATCAATCTTTCACCGGTGGCGTTTAGCCAAGTGGCAATGCGCTGGAATACTGTGCCAATCACCGAGGCATGGAACACAATTGATCCAACTTTGACATGGGAATACGCTACAATCGTAGCCTGATAATAGGAGAATAATGGCAACCACCACAAATTACAGTTGGACTACCCCAGACGATACCGCATTAGTAAAAGATGGCGCAGCAGCCATTAGATCACTTGGCACAGCGATTGACACAACAGTTTTCACAAATGCAGGAGCAGCAATAACAAAAGCCACAGTTGATGCAAAAGGTGATTTAATTGCAGGAACAGCTGATAACACAGTTGCAAGATTAGCCGTCGGAGCAAATAACACGATTTTAGTCGCAGATTCCTCAACTGCAACAGGATTAAAATGGGCTGCGCCCGCTGGTGGTGGTAAAGTTTTACAGGTTGTCAGCGCAACTTACTCAACTTTGAGTTTTACAACAAGCGCAAGTTATGTTGATACAGGATTGACCGCAAGTATTACACCATCATTAAGTACTTCTAAAATATTGGTTTTGGTAAATCACGCTAATTCCAAAGCAAACAATGCCAATAATGGAACTCAATTAACGGCTCAATTTAACTTGGTTCGAACTAGCACCGAATTAACTTACAATAATATGGGCTTTAATCATATTACAACTACAAACGGATCAACAAAAGAGTTTTTTAGTCTACAAAACTTTATGTATTTAGACAGCCCATCCACCACTTCCTCAACCACATATAAAACACAATATAAAACAGAAATTTCTACACGAGTTGAAATAAATGATGGCGGCGTTAGTTCAATTATTTTATTAGAAATAGGTGCATAATGAATCCAAAAGATATTGCAGACACATTACAATTCTTGCGACCAGGAGCAGAATTTTCTTTTAAGGGAACAGAATTAGAATGGTTAGACAAAGCACAAACACAACCAACACAAGCCGAAATCAAATCGGGTTGGGTCGCTTACCAAGCAGCACAAAAAGCACAAGCGCAAGAAAAGGCTCAGGCTAAGGCAATTTTGCTAGAACGCTTGGGTTTGACACAAGAGGAATTTAATACTCTCATAGCATAATCTTGAGGAATTGTGCCGATGAAACCCTACCTATCTAAAGCAGCTGTGCAATTACGGGAGCAAATTGATGATTGTTTTCCAGATAGATCCAGAAAATCGGATGGTTGGATTTCAGACGCTAGGCATCAAAAAGTAAAATCGGATCACAACGCCTTGCTTTCTGGTGAAGTTTGTGCCCTTGACATTACAGCTGATTTAGGTCAAGCCGAAGGCATATCTGCCTACCTTGCCGATCAAATCCGAATTGCTGGCAAAACAGATAAGCGAATCAAATATGTTATTCACAATCATCATATTGCTAGCAAACTATTAAACTGGCGTTGGCGTAGATACAAAGGCATTAATCCTCACACGAAACATATTCATATCTCATTCCATCCAAAACAATCAGGAGAGTTTTTTAACATCCCACTACTAGGAGGCAACGCATGAAACTATCTAACAAACACAAGGCTGCAATTAAGTCATATTTAAGAGCTGTGGCTGCTTCCGGCATAACTGTCCTTTTGGCAATTGTTGCTGACATCCGACCAGAGTTTGCAATCCTTGCTGGAGCGTTAGTTGCACCTATCGCAAAAGCATTAGATCCAAAGTCCGGCAAAGAGGCTGATTATGGAATCAATGCGAAATGACGGCAAACGAATGGGTTGGTATCGCCGTTGGCGTATGCGCCATATCAACAAGTTTGTTGCTGGGTCTGCGCTGGGTTATTAAATCCTACTTACAAGAATTGAAGCCCAATTCTGGAAGTTCGATCAAAGATCAAATTACAAGATTAGAACAGCGTGTCGATGATCTGTTTGTCTTAATCAGTAAGCGATAATTTTTGTCATGGCGAACACACGCAAACCTATCAAACGCAAAAAGATCAATAAGCGTATCGTTCGCCAATCTCCTGAACCATTAACAAAGATAGATCAGCATTACACCGCATTACACGAATGTTATAAAGCAGCTCGTAAAGCAGGATTTACACCAGAGCACGCATTTTGGTTGATGACCGAGCATAAGACTTTCCCTGATTGGATCGTAGGCGATGGCGGGATTATTCCTTCCATAGATCCAACTGACGATGAGGATGACGATTAAGCGCATAGCGTTTGTGAGTGACCTGCAAGTTCCTTTTTTTGATGAGAAAGCCACCAAATCCGTAGGCCGTTTTTTGGCCAAATGGAAACCCCATCGCACTATTTGCATTGGCGATGAAATTGATTTACCACAGCTTGGCGGTTTTAATGCCGGAACTATTGATGAGATGGTTGGCAACATTCATGAGGATCGATTACTAACTCAACAAGTATTAACCTATTTAGGTGTGACCGATGTACTTGGATCTAATCATGGAATTAGGCTTTATCGATCCATGAAGAAACGATTGCCGAGCTTCTTAAATTTGCCAGAGATGCAATACGAGAAGTTTTTGGGCTATGACAAATTAGGCATTAAATTCCATCCCTACGGATTAGATTGGGCGCACGGCTGGACTGCCGTTCATGGCGATGCTTTTCCACTTTCTCAAGTGCCTGGTCAAACGGCATTAAATGGGGCTAGGAGGCTTGGAAAAAGCGTGGTGTGTGGTCACACCCATAGATTAGGGGTTTCGGCCTTTACAGAGGCTTCTAGAGGCCATTTAGGGCGTACTGTGTGGGGCGTTGAGGTTGGCAATTTAGTAGATTTAAGCAGTTCAGGCATGGCATACACAAGAGGCTACGCAAACTGGCAAACTGGCTTTGTTGTTGCCTATGTAAAGGATCGTAAAGTTCAGGTTATTCCGATCCCAATTAACCCAGATGGCAGTTTCATATTTGAGGGTAAGGTCTATGGGGCGTGAAACAGACTATATCGACCGCACGATTGATGACCATATCGATGATATTGAGGATATTGGCGTTATCTAATCGTTATAAAACACGCCGAAAGTAATTAACCGCCTGTCCTTGCTTTAGGTCATACTTTCTGTATCCACACGAACGCTGTGGGTAAAGGGAGCAATATGACAGTAAAGGACGACATGCTACAACTGGCGTGGATATTTATGGGCTTGGGTATCGGCGCATGGATCATTCACGAAATCAAAGACACCGCATTCCAGAATGGATATTGGAAAGGTCGGGCGCATGGTTGGGATTCACACCGCCGACTGATGAACACCAAAACCAAGTCTGATGAGGTTTTTGACTATGACAAGCAGAACTGAGTTCTTGGATGAAATCGCAACAATCCTCTCAGCTAGAGGATCGGTTTATGGAAGCAGTCAAAGCAATCACGAGCGAATCTCAGAATTGTGGTCTGCTTACTATGGAGATTACATATCGCCAATGCAAGTCAGCATTATGCAGCTGCTTGTTAAAGTCAGCAGACTTGCCGAAACTGCAAATCACCAAGATAGTGTTAAAGACATCATTGGTTATGCAGTCATCTACAAAGAATTGCACGACCATTACGACCAAGAGTTTGGAGTAGCTGATGGCATTTAATTTAGAGGATTATGAAACAGTTGAATCAAGATTGGAGAAATGGCATGGAAAATTTCCAGACAACAGAATCGAAACTGAACTCATCGAGGCATCTAACACTCGATTCATTGTATTTTGTAAATTATTCAAAACGGAAGCGGACGCAAAGCCGTGTGCAACTGGGCTCGCTTTTGAAACAATTTCGGATCGTGGTGTCAATTCAACTTCTGCATTGGAGAATTGCGAAACTTCAGCGATTGGCAGAGCACTTGCAAACGCAGGTTTTGCAGCTAAAGGCAAGAGAGCATCTCAAGAGGAAATGAGCAAGGTGGTTGCACCATCATCCTTTAAGGAGAAATTGGAAAGCCGGCAAAACATGTATGGCAAAGCTGGATCAAAGTCGGCACAAATCGAAACAATCCTAAGAGATAGTTTTGAAGCTGATAAAAAAGAACCTGAACCTGTTGCATGGTCTGTTGGTGATGTTGTTGCTGAGATTGGTGCATCAATACCAAATGAGCCACCTGCGTGCCAGCATGGGCATATCCTTAAAGAGGGAATCAGCAAGGGCGGAAAGCCGTATCGAGGTTATGTATGCAAGGCAAAACAATGCGAACCTAAATGGGCGAAACTTACAGCTAATGGAAAATGGTATTTTGAAGGAGGTGAATAAATGGGTGAATTACAAATCATTGACGGCTCTGGTCTAACTGCAACTTTTACAGATGATGGAGTTAAGGTAGAGCCATCAACAACATATTGCGATCTGTGCAACGATGACAGATTACTTCATGAGGGCGATCTGCTTCGATGCTATAACTGCCACGCAATCAATCGAATTCCGTATCATGCCTAATTACGAGTACGAATGTGATGGCGAGGGGTTGAGTATTGTATTGGATCTTCCAATGGAGCACGAAATCCCTTGTTGTCAAGTATGTGGGGCTAAATTAAGGCGTGTCTATGCAGCTGTGCCAGCAATCTTTAGAGGCGAAGGATGGGGCAAAGATGCCTAATTTTAGATGCAACTTCTGTGAATCAAAGAGTGAGTTCGTATGGCTTGATGAATTTGAAACGCACGAAGGTTTTAGAGTATTTCAATGCTTGAAGTGTTGTGCTGTTGGAACAAAAAACCTAGCAGAACAGACTGACACACAAGAACCGGTGCAGCGATGCACTAAGTGTGGTTCATGGATGTTTGCAGAAATGGAGTGTCATACATGTGCAATTCTCATGATGACCTAACACACGAGATCAATTGGACTTATCAAAACAAGCTGCGTGAACAATGGCTTTTAGATAATCCGGATGCACAATACATAGGTTGGATGTCGATATGACTTGCCGTCTGACCTGCGGTTATGCCGATAGATTTGGAGTGATGTGATACCCTTAAACGCAAATTCGCTTTCAGAGCGAAAGGGCGATCTGCGAAGCAGAAAGATC